ATTTGTCGGTAATGAAGTAAGGCATTACGGAGTGATGAGAGTGAACGCTACTGCGTGACCTGTTTTGGTTGATACTGCATACATGCTTTGTCCTGGGTACATGGCAAAGTCTTCTGATGAACTTTTCTGCAACGCATGTCCAGCATTGACAACGATTGTTGCGCCACCGATAAAGATTGTGTCGGTGTTGTCAAGATTGCTGACATGTAATGAACCTGGGTTCACTCCGCCGTGTGTGATGAGTGTGGCGGCTGTGCCGACCGTAATGGATCCGTTTGTCATTAGCATGATTGTTACCTCAGAGCATCAATAGTAGTTCAGCGTCATCTTCCAAGATGCTGAATGTGATAGTGCTTGTCGCTTGTGCTTGCATCCCTGTCAACGATGTTGACGCAACCGCATATCGTCGTTTCGGTTCAATGACGGGTATCTCGATGACTGGCTCGATGACGGGTTCAATCTTTTTGCGTGGTGTCGTTGAATAGACTCTGCGACCACCAGACGGTTTCGGTGTCGGTTCAGGTGCTGGTGGTGTCGGTATGGAATCAACTGTGGCGACTAGACCGCCGAGGCTTGCGGTTGCGACGGCGTTCTGTTCGACTGCTGTGATAGCCGAAGCGGCAAGACTGCCGAGGTCAGCCGATGCGGTTGCTGGTAGTGCAACTGTGGCAGTGGCCGAAGAAGCAAGACCGCCGAGAGTTGCAGATGCTGTTGCCGGTAGGACAACTGTTGCGGTCGCTGTGCTAGATAGTCCGCCGAGTTGTGCTTCGGCTGTTGCTTCAGTTGTGACGATGACTTGTGCAACTTCGGCGACAAGTTCACCGAGAGAAGCCGAAGCGGTTGCGAAGTGTGCGACGGTCGCTGTTGCTGTCGCCGACATTCCACCTAGTGTCGCTGTGCCTGTCGCTGTGGTTAGGAACTCTGCGCCGTCAAGAACTCTTGTGCCATCAAGTGTGCTGGAATTGAGAAGGAATGCAAGACCGCCATCCAACCCGTAGGTGGCGTCGTTGAGTTCGCTCGTGTCGAGCAGGAATCTTTTGACCGCCATCGCGGCCTACTAACTAGCGACAGTTAGCGAAGCAGACAGATTGCCAGATGAAATTGTGTATGTGTCGCCTGCGGTGTAGGCGTTGCCTGTGATCGTGCCTGAGAACAAGAAGTTGCCCGCACTTATGTTGTCCCAAGCAGTGAAGTGTGTTGCGTCTTGCGAACCTGCGATATTCGTCCAACTGATATCGGCATCCGATGTGATCGCACCGTTTGACGCAGCACCAAACGAAACAGATTTGCGTGTCGTCTCAGTCGCGGCGTTCGAAGTGCCGTTTGCACCAGGATCACCGACATGAAGTTTGATGTACACAGTTGACACCGAATACGCTGTCGCGTTACCGAGCGCATCAAGAAACGAGTTGCAAAGATAAGCAGATAAACCTGTAGCCATTACTCTTCAACCCTTTCGGTGATAGTCAAGATTCTACCTTCGGTGTCACGTTCAACTGTGCGGACAGTCGGCTTGTTCTCCGGCACGTTCACACGCACCACAGTTTCAGGAACATTGATAACAGGTGCAGCCACGTTCACATTCGCTGGTGGAACATTCACAACTACCTCAGGCATCGTCACATTCACGTCACGCTGATTCACATCGTAAGTCGGTGTCGGCTCAGCAACCTGTTGCAAGAGAACTGGTGCGACACCAGTGTGAACGATCGGCTCGATGTCGAGTGCTTTCAATACTGATGCTGGTTCGAAACCTGCGTTGATGAGACGTTGAGCCATCATCGTTTTGCGGTCAAGCTCCGTGAGTCCAGCAGCGGCAAGATCGACGTTCGCGAGTGGTACACGGTAAGCATCGCCACCTTCAGCCGGACGCAAATCCTCGAATCGGCGAACATCGTTGATTGACAACCAGCCTGCTTGTAGTCCTGATGAATATCCTGCGACTCGTGAGCCGAAGTCGCCGCGCATCAAACCATCAAGGTTGAACTTCATGAACGCACCGTTGGTGAGAAGTTTGTTTGAGTATCCGTCTTCGATTTTGGTGACGTATGGTCGGAGTGTGTGCATCACGAAGTGGATGCCGTTCATTTCAACCGAAGCGTATGCTTGCGCACCTGACTGGATCACACCAGCCATCGATGGCGGTACACGGAACGCACGAAGGATTTCTTCGACTGCGAACTGTCGTGATTGTAGGAACTGTGAACGAGCGACTTGGCTTGTTAGCGGGAGAGGTTGCCTGGGAACTCGATGATGCCAGAAGTGTGCGAACCTTGACCGAAGAACCTTGCAGCGAACTCTTCCAATGCCTTTGACAATCCGAGGTTCTCTTTGATGAGTTCAATGCGTGAACGGCCACGAAGATCACCAGGTAAACGCAACTCGGACAGATGAATCATGTCATCATGCTCGATGATGTACTGATTGTCGTAAACGTAGATGATGCGACGCGATTCATCGCGTTTCACTTCAACTTTCAATGGATTCAAAACTGATAGACCTGCGATGCCTTGATTGTCGCGGATGATGCGAGTGAACGAGTTACCGTTCAACAGCATCGAGACAAGTACCTGCTGGAAGTGGTCGGTGCGTGACACACCGATTTCGGGCATGTCAACCCATTCTGGTCGTGGTCGGTAAGGACGACGATCACCATCGACACGAATGTATGTGTCGACTGGCAGAGTTGAGATAGAGTCCGCAATCAGTCGGACACACGCATACACGGTTCCGATCTTGAGTGAATCTTCTTGCGTGACAACTGTGCCGGCGTTCGTTGTGAATTGGAATGCGTCACCTGCCGCGAACAAAGATTGGAACGAGATCGCTCTCTCTTCCTCTCTTGGGTTGAACAGTCTTGACAACATTAGTTTCTAGCCGCTTTCTTTGACCGCTCCCAAGCCAAGGTGAAGGCAAGCAGAGATGCGCCTGTAAAGATTAGCCCAAGCGGAAGTGCAATGTAAAATATGCCGACCGCAATCATCAACATCGCGACCAATTCCAATAACAATACAATCATCTCTCTCCTCACACTACGAAAAACCCTGGTTGCTGAACACTCTCGACTCGTCTCGTTGCACGATCCACAGCCATCGCCAATGCTATCGCAGCGTCAATCTTGCGTTTCGATTTACCTTTAGACAGACGCCAACCCATGTCGGTTGAGCGTTGCGCAGCCGACAACACCTGATCAGTGAACACAGGATCACCGTTGTGTGAGAGACGACCATTCACGATGAACTCGTACAAAGTTCCGCAAGCCGGCACCATACGCGCAGTCGACTGACTGAACTCAACCATCGTGAACCCTTCATCGGACATCGCTTCTGCTGAGCGTTGGAAGAACGCTGGGTCATAGGCGAACTCTTGCACCGTGTATTCGCGACCAAGATCACGAATATGTTGCTCGACTGCGGCCACATCCATCACACCGCCATCAGGATGCCAAATCTTCGCCCGAACAACAATCCGACCAGACTCCTGAGGTTGCGCAACCACCACCGCAATCGAGTCATGCTTCAACGCCATGTCAATGCCGACGAACACAGGAATGTTCGGATCAAGTTCATCATCACTACGACACAACTCCCACGCACCTTTCGGCAACCACGACTCACCATCGGTACGAACCCACTGATTCAACCGGTAGCGACGGAACGCGACTTCGGCAGTTTGCATCATTGACACTTCCATGTCTTGCATGTCCAACAAACCTTCAGCCAAGTTCGGATTTGACTCAGCCCAAGCTTCACGGTCATAAATCTCACAATCGGCTGGTGCTTCCCACCAGAAGAAACCGAATCGCTCGTCCTGTTTCGTGTCGGCAACAATCTCTTTGCCGTAGTTGTACAGACGGCCACACACCGTATCCAAGTCAAAACCTGCCGTGGTGATAGCGACAATGTTCGGATCCTTACGCGCACCAGAACCCAACGTGAGCGCATTCCACAAATCATCATTCGGCTGGACATGCAGCTCATCGAATACGACCGTTGACGGATTCAAACCTTGTTGAAGTTTTGCGTCGCTCGATAGCACACGATAGATCGCACCAGTCGAAGGAACCTCAACCACGTCGCGGTACACCTTGCACACACCCGACAACGCAGGTGACTGAGTGATCTGCCACTTCGCTTCATTGAACACGACTCGCGCCTGCTGTCTGTCACCCGCCGCCGAATAAACCTCGGCACCAGGCTCACCCTCGATCAAGCCGTAAAGCGCAATCAACGAACCGAGCAACGACTTGCCGTTCTTCCGACCCAACCCGATCAGGCTGCGACGATACCGAAGCAACCCATCATCACGACGCTCATACAGCGCATCAAGAAGTGCGACTTGCCAATCGGTAAGAATCAGAGGCTGACCGGCACGAACACCCTTGCTCACATGCAAGAAGGTTCGCGCAAAGTCAACGACCTTGTGACCGTCAGACTTGCTGTATAACTTCGGCGTCGACCAAGTTGGAGTTCCTTTGTCGATATGCGTCAAGCTCATTTGCCACCCTTATCTCCGCCAAACCCAACCTGGCACGATCGCTCGGAGTGAACCCAAGCAAACTCAACCAAGCCGTACATTGCGCGTCCATCTGTTCTATCTGCTTCACCGCAGGATGAGTCACAATCTGCCCATTCGGCGACGTGTACCAGCGCGTCGTCACATCGTCGCCCAACCAAACTTCCAGATCGTAGATCTTCTGATAGTTCCGACACAGCCGACCCATCAACGGACCATCGTGCAACTCCGACAGATGACGCCGACCACCAGTCCACAACACCGTCCAATACTCGGTGCCAACTTTGCCCAAACCTTTCGGCGCGACCGGCACAACCGACATGTCGACTAGCGCAAGCGCAGTCTCTGGCATAGGTGAAGCCTTCAAACCTGTGCGGATGCGTGAACCTTTGAGACGCTTGCGCTCGATTGGGATGGCG